CCGGCGCAGGCGATGCTTGATCTGCATGAGGCATCGAACCGCGTCTTCCGCAAGATCGTGCGTCAGGCAGATCGGCAGAAGACAGTCACGATCGTTTCCAACGGTGCGGAAGAAGATGGTCGCCGGCTGTTGCAGGCCAATGACGGCGACATGATCCGTTCTGACAATCCGCAGGCAACGAAGGAAGCGCGGTACGGCGGGCCGGATTCGGCAAGCATCGCGTTCCTTCTCCAACTGAAGGATCTCTTTGTCTATCTTGGTGGCAATCTTGATGCTCTGGGTGGCCTTGGCCGTCAGGCGAACACGGTCGGCCAGGAAAGCCTCATCCAGCGTTCAGCGAACATGCTGATTGCGGACATGCAGGATCGCACGACCACGGCAGTCAAGAAGGTCGTTGAGAGCCTTGCTGACTACCTGTGGAACGATCCGGTGTCGGTTCCGACCGTCATCAAGAAGGTGGCTGGTACGGACTTCTCGATCCCGGTCGAGTTCTCGCAGGACATCCGCGAAGGTGATCTCCTTGACTACATGGTCGAGATCGCCCCATACTCCATGCAGAGCCGGACGCCGACCGAGCGGCTCCAGACCATCAGCCAGATGATGACCAACTTCGTCATCCCGATGGCGCCGCAACTCCAGCAGCGCGGCATTGGCGTGAACATGGATGAGTTCATGCAGATCATGGCGAAGTACTCCAACCTCCCGGAGATGGAACGCATCTTGGAGCGCATCCCGCAGGAGCAGATGCAGATGATGCAGCAGGCCGGCGGAGCAGGCGAACGCCCGCTCCAGTCGCCGGTCACGTCTCGGACGACGATCCGGGAGAACGTGGCTGGGGCAACCCGGCAGGGCAATGATCAGGAGGCCATGCGCAACCTCCTTGCCATGGCGAATCAGGGACAGCAGCAGTAATGCCGACGTACATCTACACCGACAAGAATGGGACCAACCACGAGATCTTTATGACCGTGGCCGAGATGGAGCAGCACGAGCAGAACGGTTTCCTGTTCCATGAGGGGTCTTGGCTCAAGCGAAACCTGGAAGCCGAGCATGCTCCCGCCCAGAGCGGATGTGCATCTTGGCCTATGAAGTCTGATGCCGCAGGGGTCCACCCCTCGCAGGCCGGTGAGGCATACCAGCACTCCGTCAGTCTCGGAGTGCCGACCACGTTTGACCAGCGAACTGGACAAGCGATTTTTACCGATCGGGCACACCGCAAGCGGTATCTTGCCGCCCGAGGCTTCATTGATAGGAATGCCGGCTATGGCGACTGAAGAGAACGACGAGTTCATCCCCGCTCCGAGCGACACCCCTGCTGATGCGTTCCCCACGCGGGAACAGTTGTCGGATACGCGCCGTCCGGACCCGCTTGATTTCGATCAGCCGGACATGTCGGAATATGATCTGGTCGTCGCACCCAAGAAGGAAAATGAGCGCGACGCCGGCGACGAAGACGATGCCAAGAACACCGTCGATGAGTCTGATGCAGGCGTGCTGCAAGAACTCGCCACCAAGGCGAAGTCGCTTGGCATGAACGACGAAGAGGTGTCCAGTATCAAGGACACCGGCGCACTCCGCAGCGTGATTGCTGCGCTCCAGCGGCAGGCCGCTGTCGAGACGAGTGACGACACCGAACAATCCAGGCGCAAGCCTGATGCGGGCGCAAGCCCAAGTTCCGAGTACGAGGCGCTTGCTGCGCTTGATCCCGACGATGCACTTGATCCGTCGGCCATCAAGGCAATCAAGGCGCTGAAGGCTGAACTCGACAAGATCCGTGCAAGGTCTGTCGAGCCAGCCCCCGCAGCGCGTGCTGACGAAGCCGACTACATGATTGCAAAACTTGGATCGGACTTTGCCGACGTGTTCGGTGAAGGCCCGTCGAGTGCGCTGTCACCCAAGTCGGAACAGTTCAAGGCACGCACCACGGTTGTGCAGGAAATGCAGCGCATTCGCGATACGGCACGGACCGCGCGCAAGCGGATCCCGGACGTGAGCGAGGCGTTTGATCAGGCTGTCCGAAGCGTTTTCGGCAGCAAAGTAAAGCAAGTGGAGCAGCGTGCGCTCACGTCAAAGGTCAAGCAGCGCGAATCGCAGTTGATCGCGCGACCGGCAAGCAACGGGAAGCGTCCCGTGTCCGGCCGCGAGAAGGCGATCGCAAGCGTGGCGGCTTTGATGCGTGATCGCATGTCTGGCTCGTAACTTATAGGAGAACAATCATGCCTTTTCTTCAGGCAGATGACATTGCAGACATGATTCGGACGACCCAGCGTGATCTGGGTCGCATGAAGTGGACTGACATTTCGTACAACCTCCAGGAGTACATCGCTCTTCCGATGCTTCTCCAGCGCGAGAAGGTTTCGTTCCAGAGCGGCTACGGCATCCAGTGGAACGTGGCGGTCGCGACGAGCGGCGCTGCGAAGGACACCGAACTGTACGCAACGGATTCGGTCAACGTGGCCGATGTGATGCAGACGGCGAACATCCCGTGGCGTCACGTCACCACCAACTACGCCATCGAGCGTCGTGAAGTGGCGATGAACCGCGCTCCGGCTGAGATCGTTGATCTCGTGCGCATTCGTCGCAACGATGCAATGATCGATCTGGCAAAGCACCTTGAGTTGCGTTTCTGGAATAAGCCGGGCAGTTCATCCGATAACGCTCAGATGTTTGGCGTTCCGTACTGGATTTGCTACCCCGGAACGACCACCACCAATGGTGGTTTTGAAGGTGGTAATCCTGCTGGGTTCTCGGCAGGAGCAGGCAACATTTCTTCGACGGCTGGAACTGGTTTTCCGGCGTGGCAGAATTGGGCATCCACCTACGCGTCGATCACTTCCACGGATCTCATCCGCAAGTGGCGTCGCGCTGCGACCTTCACTAACTTCAAGGCGCCGGTTCCGTCGCCTTCGTACAACACGGGCAACAACTACGGCTACTACACGAACTACAACGTGATTGGCCCTCTGGAAGAAGCCCTTGAGGCACAGAACGACAACCTTGGCAACGACATTGCTTCCAAGGATGGTCGTCTTCTGTTCCGTCAGGTTCCCGTGACTTGGGTTCCCTACCTTGAGGCCAACTCCGCCAACCCGGTGTACGGCATCAACTGGGGCGTCCTCAAGCCCGCGTTCCTCGCTGGCGAGTACATGCGCGAAGAAGGCCCGACCCCGGCTTCGTCGCAGCACACTGTGTTTGTCACGCACGTTGATACCACCATGAATCTGATGTGCACCAACCGCCGATCGCACTTTGTGCTTGGCACCGGTTCGTCCGCATTCTGATTTCTCATAGAAAGGAAAACACACAATGCAGATTCTCACCAAGTACAAGGGCGGATCCCTCGCGAATTCGCCTACGGCTGATGCAATTCTGAGTCCCAAGGACGCAGTTGAAGTCCGTCGTGAGTTCATTACCGAAAGTTCAACCACGGCGCACACGTTTGTGATCACCGGCGCTCCGACGGTCACTCGTTCTAGTTCTTTGGCAACTGGTGTGTGGACGACTACCACGAACGCCACTCCGGCTGCTTATGCTCTTGCAAGCGCAGTTCCGGTTACGCAGGCGGCTAGCGGTCGTGTGATTTCATACGAGTGCTATGCTGCAATGACGGATGTGACGACCGCAAGCATTGCAATGTTTGTTGGTCTGTCGAGCAGTGGTACGGTTAGTCCGGTCACTACCGCCGGTGTTCCCGATGGAACCCGCTCCAGCATTGGTTTCGCGTTCAATCAGGGCAACATTCTTGGTTGCTTTGGTAGCGCCGCTGGCGGTACCGTGACGCTCGCTACCGGCAATACCGCTGGAACGTACCGTCGTCTTGGATTTGTTGTGAAGGGCACTGCGAGTATCGACTGGTACATCGATGGTGCTTATGTCACGACTTCCACGACCGTGCCAACGACGGTGATGTTTGAGTCTTACTCCACCGCTGCTGCCGCTGCGACCGGCATTTCGGTGGACTGGACGCACATCGCGTATAACCGCTGATCCTTCTTCTCCATGCCGCGCCATGGGGCAGGGCCGTACGACGGACCCTGCCCCATGGTCGGGGACTAGACATGACAATCGAAAACAGCAACATGGTGGTTAGGCTGTCGATCAAGGATTGGGTTCCGATCATCGGAATTGCCCTTACCGTTCTGACAATCATTGTTGGGTCATTCATCCACCATGATCGTTTGCTTACGCAAGTGATCATTCAGCAGGAATCGGCAGCGAAGCGCCTCGACAAGATCGAGACGAAACTTGAAACCACTCGGAGTCATTAGCCTCGGATGTGTCCTGGCCGCATGTTCAGCGACTCAGGACATATCCAACAATGCCAACGACATCAGGTCGGAGGCAAGGCTATTGATGAATCACGGGCGGGAATCTGGCGACGAAACCGTTGTCATTCATGCTGAACGCATCGACGTTCTGGCGGCACGCATCCACGAAAGGCTTCCAGATGTCGAGGATCAAGTCCCGGCATGGCTTTCGGTTGTTGGATGGGTCGCAATTGCGGTTGTGTCGGTCGCCGCCGCCATCATCCTGTGGCAGACAGGGATCGGAACGGCCATCCGGGTTGCAATTGGATGGCTTCCTCGTAAGAAGGTGTCCGATGCGGAACTTGCTGCCGGTATGCTTGATCCCAATGATCCGGAGGATGCTCGCGAGTATGTCGCTGCGCGGCGTGCATCAGATCCAGAGTTTGACGCGGCGTGGCGACGACTAAAGAAGGGCAAGCAACATGCACCTGATCCTGGCTGACGGATTTGCATCGTTCCTCGGAAACATCTGGTTTGCACTGCTCACCGGCGTGGTTGGATTTGGCGCTGGTGTTTACCTGTGCAAGAAGAGCAAGATCTGACCATGCCATTCAAGAGCAAGGCACAGCAAGGGTTCATGTT